TCAAGCTTTTTAGCCTCTACATCACTTAACATTGTTGTTAATGCCTTAAATCGTATACCGTCTTTTGATAAAAATAGCACTTCTTCGCCCTGAGAGAAATTGATATCTTCAAGATCATATTCACCATCACAACAAGAAATTTGCGGTTTACTTCTTGTTGATGATTGGAGATGCTTTCTAACCTCTGATTTATTTAATTCTACTTGGCTATTTCCTGTTCTCATAGTGTCACCATCTACCATGCTATTATACAAAACTTTAATTGGTTTTTCAGATAGGAATAACCTATCTTTCTCTGTTTTAGCATCTTTCGCTAAAGCTAAAATCATTTCATCTTTTTTGGCGTTATTATATGAATCGTAGAAGTGTTGCCCACCCCAGACGAATATAGCACTCATTATCGCTACAAATACTTGAGTACCAGTCATTTTATTCACCGTAGATGATAGTAAATTTAAAACGTCTGTTGTTATTTCTGAGCTACCTTCTGCAACTTTAATCTGTACGTCTATTTCGTTTTTAGCGTCAAAATTTTTTCCTAGAATATCTGAAAGTACGTCATTTACTGTATCTTGTAAACAGAGCAGATATCTAGCGTGTCGCTTATCTATATACCCATGCCACGAATCACCTCTCATTGTAATAGTATACTGAAAAGTTCCATTGAATGACACGCCTTCGAAGCTTTTATTACCACTAATAAGTTCGCCTGCGTATTCAAATGCTTCTTCCAATGAGTGTAATTCACGCATAGTGCCTCCTAGAGCCAAAATAGCATTCTTGGCTCTACAGCGCAATCCATTTCTCCGCTAAAAGCTAATCCCCAGCACTTCGGCTGGTTTTACCTCACTAACTAACGTTAGCCATTGGACTAACGACCACTAAATCACCCTGCTGAACCACCTCACCCTGCCATGGACAACCATCTTTTCCTGCTCCTGACCTTGTACAGTCACCGGGGCGTACTTTGGGTTGTCGCTCTTAAGTATCCATCCGTCTATGATTTTCTGCATCCGCTTAACCATCAATGCGTCACCCAGCGTGACGGCGTATATGTAGCCATCCTTCGGGACGTTGTCCCTCTTGTCGATCAGGATGGTGTCCCTGTCCATAATGGTTGGCTCCATCGAGTCGCCTGAGACGTACATCATCACGGCGCTTTTCGCTTCGATCCCCTCCCTCGCCAAGAACTCCTTCCTGAAAGCGTAGAGGCTTTTAAAAGCTCCCTCTGTCTGAAGGCTTTCTCCGGCTCCTGCCACAGCTACTACACGAGGAATAAAGTCGTATGACTCAACAACTTCCATATGTGCCTTGGAAGGACCAATGCTCAAAATCCTGCCGGAATCTTTCAGCACTTCAAAAATTTTCTCTACAGAAGCCAATTTAGGGCACTTATCCCCTTTATACCATGTAATGAAAGTCTCGTACTTTATCCCGTAGGGCTGAAGAGTTCTTGCAGCCGCTTTTACGTTCCCATCGTACAAGTCATCCACATAGCTTCTTATTGCTGTAAGAGTCGCTGATTTTTCTGAGGGTGTTGCCATACAGCACCTCCTACGCCCCACGAGTACTTACAAAATGCACTTGTGTCAACAAAAATTTTATTCAACGAGTCTCACTTGACATCAGAAATAGACTCTAGTAAACCAGCAATCGTGTAAAATGCACCACGGTTTACCAAGAATCTACCAAAGGAGGCTCCGTGAACACACTCTTCCAAGACACGCCGTTAGCTGAAATCGCCAACATCCTGCGTTCCGAATGGAATCTGGCGGTCATCCCCCTTCAACCAAGCGAAAAGAAGGCTTTGGTTCCATGGGCCGACTATCAGGCCGTTCTTCCCCCCGAAGAACAGGTCGAGGAATGGTGGGAGAAGTGCCCCAACGCCAATATCGGCGTGATCTGCGGGCCACACAGCGACTTGCTGGTTCTGGACTGCGATTCGGTCGAGGCTCAGAAGTGGGCCAAGGAACACGTCATACAGACCCCCCTCTGTGTTTTAACCTCCAGAGGGTGGCATTTATACTACAAATGGCCCAAAAACACGCCGATTTCCACGCTAAAAGAGACGAAATCACGCCTTAAAGCGTTGAATTTAGGCTTAGACCTCCAAATTTCAGGCCAATACGTCGTTGGGCCGGGTAGTATACACCCCACAGGGGCCGTTTACGTCATGCACGACTATTTTGGCTCTTCCTGGCTCGATGACGAAGTGCCGGAATTCATGGAGCTGCAAGGTTCCGACCTTCAAGGGGTCGATCTGAGCAACATCGACCTGACTTACGTCAAAGCTCGCTTCGGAGAGATCGAACAAGGCGACCGCAACGCAGCCATGGCCCAGTTCGTAGGCTCCCTCGTCTCCATGGGAGGCTCGTACCCCGAAGTTCTGAAGACGGCTCTTGATGAAAATCAGGATCGCTTCGTCCCACCAATGTCCCCCAAGGAAGTGCGGACGATTGTCGAGTCCATCTTTAAAACCCATGAACGCAACCATGGTTCTACAGCCAATTCAGCCAACAGCAGCCAGATCGACACAAGCGACCTCAGGCCAGTGAAAGTGGAAGTGCAGGCTTTCAAGCCATGGCCAGATCATTTGCTGCACCCCGGTGGACTGCTTGAGGAGATCATCGACTACACCATGGAATCCTCCATGCGGACGGAGCGAAGCTTTGCATTGGCTGGCGCACTGAGCCTCATGGGAACTGTCCTTAGCCAAAGGGTGGTGACCACGTCAGATCTGCCCACAAGCCTGTACATCATCGTGATCGGCGATTCAGGCTCAGGCAAGGACGCTCCACGCTCAGTCATCAGCCGCATCCTGCGCAGCGATCCTTCATTGGCCAGGGCATACGCAGGCAACGACCTGGCCAGCAACGCAGCCATCATCGCCTACCTTAACCGTGAAGGCTGCCAAAGGGCGCTGTTCATCCTTGACGAGATCGGGATGTTCCTGAAGTCCACCAAGAACCAGAATTCAGCCCGTAACGGCATCATCAAGACGCTGACCGATATGTACGGTAAAAAGGCCAATGATCCGTACAAGAAGCCGTATCTTTCCGAAGAGAACGACAAGGATGTAGACTGGTATGGACTCTCCATTTTCGGAGCGTCTGTTCCAGACGAATTCTGGGAGTCGCTGCAGGACAATGAAACCACCAACGGGTTCTTGGCCCGTTGCATGATATTTCAACAGGAAAGCGAGTTCGCCGTTCCTGATTGTTCAAAGCGTGACAACGGAATTCCAGAGTCGCTAAAAAGGAGAATCCTTGAGCTTTGGCATATAGACGGCGGCGAAAACACTCCGGAGATCGTAAATGGCGGCGTTGAAGTTCGTCCAGTGGCCAAACCCCACAGGGTTCCTCTCTCCCCTGAAGCTGAAAAGTTTCATTACGAAAAGACCGTGGCAATTGAATATAAAAAGGAGGAATGCCGCAAAGCCGGCGATAAAATGGGACTGTCGATCTACAGCCGCACAGCGGCAAAGGCGTGGGCCACATCCGTCATTAAATGCGCAAGCCGCCTTGGATCGGGAATCCTATGCCAACAGATCGAATTGGAGGATATCCAATGGGCTTGGGATTTGGTTGACGAATGCGATGCCCGTATGATAGAACAAGGAGAACAAAACATAGCGCAGTCAAGGTTTGAAGCCATTTGCAAAAAAATCATGAATGCTGTATATAGAAAGTCACTTGAGTGCCAGGAAAAGAACTTCAGTCCAATAGGCGCTACGTTCCGTGATATTTCAAGGGCCATTAGGACTGAGACTCGTAAGGATTTAATGATAGCCATTGAAACCCTTATGGCTCAGGGCAAGCTCTGCGATACGACTACAAAATCACGTAACAACAAAGAAGTAATTACATATCAAGCTGCAGAAGTTGTCGAAAAATAATTCTCAGTGTCCCTCAATGTCCGTCAGTGTCACACCCTTTTGGGACACTGAAAAACGACCGCAAATCCTTAATTGAAGCCAACTTTACTTCCAAAAACCAGTCAGTGTCCCAGTGTCACAGCGTTGAAAAAAATGTTCTTCAGATAAGCTGAAGAACAGAAATATTTTTTAAGAGTGTGACACTGGGACACTGACTTATTTTTTTATTTTTTATTTATATATAACCCTTATTATATAAGGGTTTCCGAGGATTCGAACCCCAATTCTCAGTGTCCCAAACACCTCGGACACTGAGGGACACTGAGGGACACTGACACCTCACTGGAGCCATCATGCAATTCAAAATCACCCTCCCATTTCCACCGAGCGTCAACCACTATTGGAGTCACCGCGTTATTGGCAATCGGGTCTGCACCTATCTGACCAATGCTGGCCGTGCGTTCAAGGATACGGTGGCCAGAGCGGTGTTGCTCTGTCATGGCCAGCTAAAGCTCTCAAAACCATTGGCTGTAAGGGTCATCCTACACGCCCCCGATGGCAGACGCCGTGATTTGGATAACTATGGTGGCAAAGCTCTTTTAGACGCCCTCACTGGCGCAGGCGTGTGGGAAGATGACTCATTGGTCAAGGATCTGCATCTGACGTGGGGTGAGAATGTACATAATGGCTCATGTGAAGTAACTATCAATGAATTTCAGGAGGCTTAATATGATCCATCCAGATGAAAACGGTATGGTTGGGAAAGGATTAAAATTCGACAGGATTAGACGGATAACGGGCTATCTCGTGGGTTCCGTTAATCGCTGGAATAATGCTAAGAAGGCAGAACTTAAAGATCGGGTAACCCATCATACATCAAAGGATTAACGAAATGCTTGCAATTTTTGATCTGTTTATGATATATATGTTTCTGGCTGCGTGGATGATCGTGTTGATTTACGAAGATCCGTTCTACTTTAAAAAGAAATTCACCTGTGAAGCGTCAAGAGCGAAAACAATTGTCAGACTCCATAAATGGGCTAAGAGATTGAATTTCTTCTGCGGAATCGTTCTTAGCGTAAGGATCACGCATCACGCCATTTTATGGATGTTGGCGAACTACGAAAACAACATATATTTATGCTCATTTATTCTATATACGGTTTCGCTCCTTGGCGGCGGGTTCCTAATTCTGCTGTTTGGCAAGCTTGTTATGATGAGCGTTGACTTTATCGATCATAAACTAGGAAAACAGCATGGCCCAGAAGAAGAAGTCGAAAAACACGAAGTACAACCGGCAGTGCCACGACTGCGGCAAGCCGTGCAATGACTATAGATGTAAAAATTGCTGGAAGAAAATTAGAAAGGGCAGCGATTACGACGGCTATGAGCCGGAACCGTACGCTGTCCTTTTAAAGTCTTAAACCTTTGGCAGGGAGATTGAAATGGAACGTGGAAAGGTACTCGACAAGGCTAAGGAAATCATCAACGGCGCACGTCAGGATCAGTATGGCAGGCCGGAGGATAGTTTTTCAGCTATCGCAAACTTTTGGAACGCCTATCTGAAGAACATCAAAGGTGATCTGAACAGTTTTGATGTTGCCATGATGATGGCCTTGATGAAGGTGGCTAGAATGCTCCGTAGTGCTGGCTATGAAGATTCAGCTATTGATGCCTGTGGCTATATCGCCTTGGCTAATGACATGGTGAAGATGCCAATAGGTGTCATCAATGACTGAAGAGGATTTGCTGTTTGGTATCCATCAATGTCCCTATTGTGAATCTGATGATTTGTACATTGACACAGTGTTTTGCAATAACCATTTTGGCTGCACAGTAGCTTGTAAGAACTGTGGTATGAGTGGCCCTGTATCGTTTCAAGGTATCGATATGGCTATTCGTGGTTGGGAGATTCTACATAAGAAGATGTGTAGACATTGCATGGATAGGCTGATAGAACAAAACAAGAAGCTTCATAGAACAATAAAGGAGCTTGTCGGTGAATCAACATAGCTGTCCTAGATGCTGCGCCATTGGTGATAATTTTGATATTATCGAGTTTGGGAAAGGCGACACATGGTGTTATAGCCTGAAATGCAAAAAATGCGGTTATGAATCTTCAAGCTATACGTCACCTGAAAAGCTTGACATTATATGGCCTAAAAACGCAACTTTGATGGAGATATTTGACAGGGTTAGCCGTACATTGGCTAAAGCAGAAAAAAAGCATCCTAACTTTGCCGAAGGGCAGTACGAAGCTCTTGGCTATCTTGGCGAAGAATATGGTGAAGTGACCAAGGAAATCACCAAAGGAAAAGAAGGTTGGGAGAAACGAATGGATGCTGAAATATATGATCTTATTGCTGTGGCAATTCGTATACTTAGACGGGAGTATGAGCATGATACACATTGATAAAATTAACGAAGTCTTGAACCGTGATTATTTTGAAGGCCCACAAATGCACCGTGGGTACATCCCTTGCAATGTAGCTGGGGGTGGAACCGCTAATTATAAAGGCGGTAGACGGCCCGAGCAATATATTCCTATGGGGGCTTCAGGGGTTACGATTGCCACGGGCGTTGACCTTGGCCAAACATCTGTGTCTGAGCTTGAAAGTATGGGCGTTCCTCATGAAATTATTGTAAAACTTCGCCCGTACATCGGTTTAAAGAAAGTCCCTGCCGTCATGGCTCTCTACAAACGGCCATTCGTGCTTGATAAGGCTGACGCTGACGTACTGGACGCCAAAATGCATGGTCATCATGCCGTAATGATCTCTAATCGTTACGACAGGGACGCAGGCGAAGGTGCTTTTGAGAACCTTCCTTGGCAAGCACAGGCTGTTATTTTCTCTCTCCTGTACCAGTGTGGCTGTACTGGTGGCCCCAAGAAAGACCCTCTTACTTGGGACGCTCTTGTCCAGCAAAATTGGCTGACAGCGTCCAAGCGGCTTATGACAAAAGAGTACTGGTCGGGCTACCACAACCGTAGACGTGCTGAAGGCCAAATTCTTTCGGAGCTGTTATGACACGCATAGTCGCAGTCATCGTATTCATTTTAGCTTTTCTGTTATTGTTTCAATATTTCGCAAAACAGGATGCAAGAGTAGCAGGCTTGGAAGGTCGAATCATGACTGTTGAGTGCCAAATAGAAGCTCACGAGGAAGCTTTGGCTACAGCAACAAGGGAAAAACAGAAAATTGAGGAGGAATATGCTGAAAAGAAGAAACTTCTGCAGCAGGCTATCGAAGCTCATGGCCTTTCTGATGTTGATCTGCCTGCTGATGTCATTCGGCTGCTCAAAGAAGGCTCACGTCGAGCCGTTACTGTTCCTGCCGCCAGCAATTCTGCTCGATGATATTCGGATCCCTGAGCTGGCTGGCACCAAGGTCGGGGATCTCGCAATGGCGTACACCAATCTCGTGCAGGCCTGTAAAATGAAAAATGCTGATCTCCTTGCCTTACGTAAATATCGTGTAGACTTACTAAAAATAAGGCAGGAATTCATCATGGGGAAAAGATGATTGACAACACTCAAGCCGCATTTCAAGGCGCACAAGAGCTTATCGTGGGCATATTTGTCCCACTATTTTTGAGCATAGTCTCAACGGCTGTGCGTTTGATGCGGTATGGCTGGAAGGGTATCAGACACTTTGCAGTCTCACTCACTACAAGTGTCTTCGTAGGCGTCACTGTGTTTTGGGGTCTTGATTGTCTTAATCTTCCCCCGACCGTTGACGCCTCAATTGTTTCTGTCTCTGCATATATGAGCGGTACTTTGCTCGACACATTTGTATTTAAAGTTCGTAAGACAATACGGGAAGTTCATATTCCCCATACTAAGGAGGGTGACTAAATGCCACCTTCTCCTCCAAAGCCCTGCAAAAAGCAGGGCTGTCGGGCGATCACGACAAATCCCAATGGATTTTGTGACGCCCATCAAGACGAAGCAAAGCAGCTAACAGAGCAGGCTAAACGCTTTCGACAGAAAAGAATTAGCGCAGCGCAACGAGGATATGGAACCCATTGGCAGAGGGTCAGATCTTGGCAGCTTGCGCAACATCCCTTGTGTGAAATGTGTCAACACGCTGCTATCGTTGTACATCACAAAGACCATAATCAGTTTAATAATAGTCCTGATAATTTGATGAGCCTGTGCAGGGATTGTCATGAACGAATACATAAGCGCAAGAAATGAGGCACAACTATGGCTATATCTACCGCTGAGAAAAAATTGAAAGGCACCTTACAAAAGTGCAGAACGAATTTTGACGAGCCGTTCCCTGATGTTAAGGTGGCTGAACCTACTCATCCAGAAGTTCTCGATGAGATTGGCTTAAAAGAATACTATCATAAGGCCAAAGCATTAGCAGAGTTAGGCTGCTTTACAGAATGGGACAATACTGCTCTTTGTGCTTATGCGGCCTTGTATTCTTCATGGGTTAAAGTCGAGAAGGAATTAAATGAAATGGGGGATTACACCACTAAGTCCAAAAAGGACGTCCCTATGCGTCATCCACTGGTTGGGATGAGGAATGCGACGTTGGCTTTAATGCATAACTACCTTGTTCAATTTGGCTTAACACCAATCTCTCGATCCAAGGTTAAGGCTGATAAATCTGGTAAGAAAACTAACGAGTGGGCGGCTTTTAGTACGGCCACTGACAGTGTGAGCAGTAATGTCCAGTAAATTTAGCCAAATGGCTCTAGACTACGCTAGAGGAGTCGTAAAGGGAGAGATTCCAGCCTGTGGCTATGTCAGAGCCGCCTGTAAGCGTCATCTAGATGATCTCTTGCGTCAGGAAGACGATGACTTCCCTTATTACTGGTCAGAGGAAGCTGCAGAAAGGATCTGTCTCTTCGCAAGCCAGATGGTACACGTCAAGGGGCGTGAGTGGGCAGGAAAACGCATCGCCCTGCAGCCATGGCAATGCTTCCTGCTCTCCACGCCCTTTGGCTGGCTTCGCAAGGAAGACGGCTTTCGCCGCTTCAGGGAGATCTACGCCGAGATTCCCCGGAAGAACGGCAAATCCATCGTAGGCGCTGTGATCGGCCTCTATATGTTCTGCGCCGATGGCGAACCGGGCAGCGAGGTCTATTCCGGCGCTACGTCAGAAAAGCAGGCGTGGGAGGTTTTCGGCCCTGCCAGGCAAATGTGCCTGAAGAACCCGTCATTCGCCAAGTACTTTGACATCAATATCGGTGCTAAAAACTTAGCCATTCTTAATAATGGTTCTAAGTTTGAGCCTGTTATTGGTAAGCCCGGTGATGGTTCTTCGCCTCACTGTGCCATTGTGGATGAATATCACGAACATACGACACCTGAACTCTACGACACCATGATTACTGGTATGGGCGCACGGTCACAACCCATGCTCGTTGTAATTACGACCGCAGGCGTTGATACATCACATCCATGCTATGCCAAGCGAGATGAAGCTATAAAAGTCCTTGAGGGTACAATTGAAAACGATCAGCTCTTTACTATTGTCTTTAGCATTGATGATGATGACGATTGGACACTCCCAGAGGCTTGGCAGAAAGCCAATCCCAATTATGGGGTTTCTATCTACAAAGACTTCCTCGAAGCTCGGCGTAAAGAGGCGATACAGGTCGCCAGCAGACAAAATATCATCAAATGTAAACACCTTAACATCTGGTCGAATGCAGGCTCCGCGTGGATCAATATGGTTAAATGGGCGGCCTGTCGTAAGGACATGGCCATTGAAGACTTTGAGGGCGAGAAATGCTTTGTAGGCATTGACTTGGCCAGCAAGGTAGACTTAACCGCTATGATGCTGCTTTTTAAACGTGGGGATGAATATTATGTATTTGGCAAATATTATCTTCCAGAGGATACTATCAATCTTCCAGAAAATGCTCATTATCAACGATGGGAGGCCGAAGGTTGGCTTACTGCTACACCCGGGGCAAGGACAGATTATAGATACCTCATGGATGACCTACTCGCCCTCACGGAAAGGTATAAAGTCAAAGAACTCGCATACGATCCCCATGAAGCCGAAATGCTTATGCAGGAAATTCGGGAGAAAGTAAGCTTTCCTTGTATTGAAATTAATCAGTCTCCTGCAATGATCTCAGAACCAATGAAAGAGTTTGAAGCTCTTTATTTGTCTGAGAAGCTGCATCATAATGGTGATCCATTGCTTGCATGGCAGGCTAGTAATGTGATATTACGGAGTACGAAGACGAAGTCGTTCTATCCTAGTAAAGAAAGGGTAGAGAATAAGATTGACGGTATTATGGCTACTATAATGGCATTGTCCAGAGCAAAGTTAGATGATGGATCGCCAGAATTCTTCGTGGAGGTATGGTGATGTGGCCCTTTGATAAATTGTTTAAGAAGTCAGATGGACGAATGACCTATGATACCATCGTTGAAGGGTACAACAGTATTTCTCGTTCTGGAATCGTCATCAATTCACAAACAGCTCTTCAATGTAGTACCGTATTAGCCTGTGTACGTGTAATTGCTAATGGACTGTCTCAGATCCCATTTCGGCTTTATCGTACTGATGGGAAGCTTCGTAATATTGCTACAAGGCATCCATTATACGACCTTCTCACAAACGTACCCAACGATTTTCAAACCAGCTATGAATTTCGCCAGATGATTGCGTTACATCTCTGTCTGACAGGTAACGCATACGTCTGGCTTAATCGTGTTAATGGCCGCATCGTTGAGCTTTTGCCTTATACTCCCGGTACAGTATCAATCAATCGCAATGGATGGGAAATAACATATGGTATACATCTGCAGAATGGTAGGTGGATTACTGTACCTTCCAGTGATATGTGGCATCTGCGTTGGCTATCTTATGATGGTGTTTCTGGTCTTAGCGCTGTTCAACTTGCCAGAGATAGCATTGGGCTTTCTATGGCTCTTGAAAACCATGGTTCAAACACCTTTAAGAATGGCGCGAGACTTTCTGGCATCCTGACACTTGATCATCATCTGGATCAGGAACAGCGCAAACAATTACGAGACTCATGGGAAGCTGCTTTCAGTGGTTCTGAAAACGAAGGCAAGGTCGCCGTTCTTGGAGCTGATATGAAATGGCAGCAGCTTTCTACTCCTAACGATTCTGCACAATACATTGAATCTCGTAAGTATCAGGTAGAAGAGATCTGCAGGGCTTTTGGTGTCCCGCCTATTATGATTGGCTATTCTGATAAGGCCAGCACGTATGCTTCGGCTGAACAGATGTTTCTGAGTCATGTCGTTCATACTATGTCACCATGGTATGCTAATATTGAACAATCTGCCAATAAATCTCTTCTAACCAAAGCAGAGCGAAAAGCTGGCTATTATTTTAAATTTAATGTAAATGCCTTGTTGAGAGGCGCTACGAAAGACAGGGCTGAATTCTACACGAAGCTCTATAACATTGGTGCATTATCACCAAATGAGATTCGTGAACTTGAAGAGATGAATCCGTATCCTAAGGGTGATGAATATCGTGTCCCGTTGAATATGGAGAGGCCCGGAGAGCACCACGAAGATGAAGAGGGAGAAGGAGATAGCAATAATGATCGAGACAAAACAGATAAGCCTGATGGAGATAAAGGCTCAGAAGACTGATGATGACAACATGACTTTTAGCGGTTATGGCGCAGTCTTCGGTAACCTTGATTCTTATGACGACATTATCGAAAAGGGTGCTTTCTCTAAAACCCTTAGTGATATCAAATCAAAAGGTAGCTGGCCAGCAATGCTTCTACAGCATGGCGGCGGTTGGCTTTCCAGCGCACAGGATCGAACTCCTGTTGGCATCTGGACAGATATGAAAGAAGACGACCATGGTCTGTATGTTGAAGGCAAACTTGCCAATACAGATCGTGGTCGTGAGCTTTATACATTGATGAAGATGGAACCAAGGCCAGCAATTAACGGTCTAAGCATTGGTTTCAGACTCAATGATAGTGCTGAAGAAGTACGAGATAAGAAAAATATTCGCATTATCAAGAGTGTTGACTTGGTTGAAGTCTCTATTGTATCATTTCCTGCGAATGATAAGGCTCGTATTCAGAATGTTAAGTCTGATCTAACGATCCGTGACGCTGAGTATGCCCTGCGGGATGCTGGATTTAGTCGTACTCAAGCGAAGGATATATTGGCTAGGGGCTATAAACTGTCTCTGCGAGATGCTGAAGATAGTGAATCAAAAGATGAATTAGTTAAAATGATTAAACAAAACACTGCTATTTTCAGGAGGTCATAACATGGATGCTGAACTGAAACAGCTTCTTGAGGAGCAGGGAAAGGCCTTTGAGGATTTCAAATCGGCAAACGATGAGGAATTGAAAGCGAAAGCTGACGGCAAAGCCGTTTCCGCTCTTGAGGAAAAAACCGCTCGTATCAATGATGAGCTGGATAAACTGGGCCAGCTTGTCGAAGATCTTGCCAAGAAAGCCAATCGCCCTGCTGGCTCTGCCGAAGAAATGGAAGCTTTGCAGGCTGAACATCGGAAGGCTTTCGATCAGTGGCTGCGCAAGGGTGATGACAGTGCGCTGTTATCCCTTGAACGTAAAGATGGCACTCGCTATGTCAACGTCGGTACTCAGTCCGAAGGTGGCTATGCCGTCCCGATTGAGCAGGATCGTAACATCATGCGTCTGGTCACTGATCAGGTAGTGATGCGTAAGCTGGCCCGTGTGATGTCCATGTCCACTGAAGACTACCGTAAACTGGTCAACCTTGGCGGTGTGGACTCTGGATGGGTTGGTGAAACCTCCGCTCGTCCCAACACCAATACTCCCACTTTCACGCAGATTACGCCTATTTTCGGCGAGATCTACGCCAATCCTGAGGTTACTCAGAAGGCCCTAGACGACCTCTTCTTTGATGTTGAAGGCGAATTGAGCCGTGATGTGAGTGAGGAGTTTGCGAAGCAGGAAAACATCGCATTCTTCACTGGTAACGGCACAAACAAGCCCAAAGGCCTGTTGACCGCTACCATGGTCACCACGGCTGACGCTTCCCGTGACTTCGGAAAGTTTCAGTACATCAAGACTGGTGTCGCAAACGCTCTGCCCGCAACTGATCCTGCGGATATCCTGCTGGATCTTATCTACACTCTGCATGAGAGCTATTTGCCCAACGCCAAGTTCTTGGTTAACCGCACCACCTTGGCTGTGCTGCGTAAGCTGAAGAACTCTGACCATGAATATCTGTGGCAACCCTCCATGCAGGCCGGAGAACCGTCCAAAGTCTTTGGCTATCCCATCTATACCGATGCACAGATGCCCTCCATCGGCGCAAATGCCATCTGTATTGCTTTTGGTGATTTCGCCAAGGCGTACTGGATCATCGACCGTATCGGAATCCGCAGCTTGCGTGACCCGTACACCCACAAGCCTTTCGTGAGTTTCTACACGACCAAGCGTGTGGGCAGCATGATCGTTGATACCAATGCTTTGAAGTTCGTCAAATGTGAAGCGAGTTCGTAATGCCAGAAGTCAAACTCTCAAAACCTTGGCGTTTCTATGAAGATGGCTGTCGGCCACTTGATTTTAAAGCTGGCGTCGTAGAGCTGTCAGAAGAAGCGATCAAGGTGGCTAAGGAATGCGGTGTTGTGGAAGAAAAGGAAAAACCCAAAAAGCAGAAGAGTGAGCAGTCAGAATGAACGCCACAGCGACTTTGATTGAGATTACAGGCACAGAACCTGTCACAGTGGAAGAACTGAAGACCTATTGTCATGTGGACAATGACGATGAAGACGAATTGTTCCCTGTGATGATTAAGGCCGCTAGGGAATACGCTGAACATCGGACAGGTCGAAAACTGGTTGCCTGTGTTTACGATATATCTTGCTCCGTCAAGGAGAAGATCGTAATCCCGGTTACTCCTTGTCTAGGATTGGTCTCAGTTAAAGTTGCTGGCGAAGAAGTTACTGACACTTCACTCTTTTTATACACTCCCTCTGCCGTGGGAGGGGAACCCGTCTTTGCGGTATTTACGCCGCTGGATGGGTTCCCCGACGGTGAAATCACTTTAACAGTAAATGTTGGGGCGTGTACGGACGCAGAGAAACAATGGATCATGGTGAGGGCGAATAACTGGTATGAACAGCGTGCGACATTCGGTATTGGCCCTAATTTCCATGAATTTCATCATGATTTCGTTGATGCTCTGCTTGATACCACGACACATTATGGAGACTTCTAATGCGCTCTGGCCTTCTCCGTCACCGATTTACTATTCAGAAACTTGAACAGATCTATGATCGCTTTGGTGGCCCAAAGAATGAAGAATGGGTTGATTATGCTAAAGTGTGGGGATCGTTTGAGGCTATGCGTGGTAATGAATATTGGGAGACAGGAGAGAGACAATCAAGAGCTGTATACCGCTTGAAGATACGGTACAGAGAAGACTTGACAACATTGATGCGTATTATATATAAAGGTCAAGTGTTCAACATTACAGCATTGCTTCCTGACAATACGTTGACAGAACTTACTGTGATGTGTCTTCTCAGAAGTACTGAACAAGAGGAATTGGAATGACAAGTGCAGTAGACTTTGAAGTTGTCCTTCGAGACACTCTCATCAATAACGATGATGTTTATGCACTTGTAGGGAACAAAGTGTTTCCTCTTGTTATTCCACAAGGGACGAAGCTTCCTTGTATAACTTTTCAGCGGTTAAGAAGTTATCCTGCAAATACCTTATCTGGTGCTTCTGGTCTTGAAAAAGTTGACTTGGAAATAGATGTATGGGGAATGGAGTACGGTCAGACTAAGGACGTAGCAAAGGCTGTACGTGCGGCTATGCCAGCGCAAGGCCCTTGGGGTGCTCACCTTCGTTACGACTCAGACGATTACGAATACACTGGCCCATACTATCGTGTACTTATGCGCTACACCGTTTGGTTTCTTGAAAATGCGGAGGATTAAGCGATGCCTGAACAAATCGCTAGAGGTTATAAAACCCAATGTCTTCTGGACTTTGAAGAGTCCTTTGGTACTGCTCCCACCACACCCGCTGGTGTGATTTTGCCGATTAACAGTTTCAATCTGAACGTCAATCGTAACAAAAACGCCGCTGAAACCCTGACAGGACGCAGAGATCCTGTCGAACCTTTCGATGGCAACGTAGAAGTAAGCGGTGACATCACCGTTCCCGTGGATCTCCATGCATTTCCGTTCTGGCTCAAGCTGCTGCTTGGTGCTCCTACCACTTCTGGTAGCGCCGCTCCTTACACGCATGTGTTCAAGGTCGGTGACACCAACCCCAGCGGTATCGTGCAGTGTACCTACGGAACAAACCCGTTGACCTATGGTAAGTTCATGGGTGTGAAGGTTAGCTCTCTATCGCTCACTGCTGGCGGTGATGAAGAGTTAACAGCGACTCTTTCCTTAGCTGGCCGCAGCGCTGAATACTCCTCGACTGACTACGATAGCAGCGCGACCTCTATCGTTCTTAAACGGTTAAATAACTTCCAAGGTGGCCTAAAGAAAGACGGAACCACCCTCGGCAAGGTCACTCAATTTGACCTTACCATCGACAATGGTTTGGATACTGATATCCGTACCATCGGTGGCGAAGGGATGGTTTACGACATTCCCGAAGGCATTATGCAAGTTAGTGGTACGCTTACTTCGTTGTTTACCGATACTACCTTGCTCAATGCGGCCAAGAATTCCACAGAAATGTCTTTCGAACTTTCGTTCGCTATTGACGCTGACAATAGTTTGGCCATTAAATTCCCTCAAGTTCAACTTCAGTATCAAGGCCCGACTGTTGATGGCCCCAAGGGCATTACTTGTGAATTTCCATTCCAAGCCTATTTCAGCGATAGCTCTGATAACTCTTGCGTAGTGGTCACAGTCAAGAATGACGTGGCCAGCTATGCGTAATCTTTAACTCGGCAGAAGGAGAAAACAAATGCGTACGATGAAACTTCCTAACGGTAAAACCCTTGAGATTTCACCCATGACTATTGGTCAGATCCGCACCATGATGACCCAGAAAAAAGAGGGTCTTGAGCAGATCATGTACGTCAATGAAGTTGTCGATCCCGATGGCAGTAAAACTGGTGATTTGCTGTTTGAAGAGATGACTCCGATTTTTCATGAGACGCTCAATGAAACCTTTGGTGTTGAGAAAGAAGCAAAAAACTAGCGGACGTTTGGGAATGGCTCGCTGGTGACGGAGCAAAGTACTGTGAGAGTTGCCGCAAAGCTGGCGTAAGTGAGTCGTGTGACACTTGTAGTGCTAGATGCCCAGAACTCTTGGAGGTTAACAAGCCAACGTGGATGGTTCTTCAGGCAGGATGTACTCAGGTCAGGGTCGCGGGTTTTGGTGGAACAATCGGTTTCGACTACAATGCCTTAAAAATCTTAGCTGATTGTATGGGCGTAGAAACCCCTCCTGCGTTCTGGATGAAAGTCCGAGCTGTTGAAAACGTGATCCGCAAGCTTGAGGCCAAAGAGGAAAAGATTCGGGAACGTCATCGGTCTAAGGGTAGAAAATAACAACAAGAGGTCTGGCAGAAGTGTCAGACCTCTTTTTTATTGGAGTCTGAGATGCCCAGAAGAGGTTTTCAAGGTAAGGCTTATGTTAAAATTCCTGTAAATGAAATTGTTAGAGAGTATATGCACATCACAAATATTGGCCTTGAAGAATTAGCTGAGATGGCTGTCGAAAAGATTAAGCAGAACACATCTCGATTTGGAACGCGAAAAGGTGTTCCTGCTTCAAAGAAGCTTCGTTCTCATATCAGAGCAAGTATAGGTAGATACGGTGGTGACGGGATTTATATTGCTGGAGCTATGTCACCACACGCTCATCTATTAGAAGATGGACATTTACTGGTTAAAGGTGGGAAGCTTGGTGAGGGCGGGACAGTCATAGGGTTTGTAAATGGTTACCATTTTGTATATGATGCTGAACAGGAGATACTTGATGAAGCTCAAAGCGTTGTAGCCAACGCTATTGGCAATCATACAGTCATTGTCAGGAGTTAAAGCTATGCCTAGATCCACTCAATACGGTGGTGTATATATTGAGATTAGCGGTAATATTGAGCCGTTTAGACGTAATTTGCAGCAGGCTGAACAATATGCAAAGCAGACAGCCAGAAACGTTCAAAATGCAACTGATAATTTTTTCAATGAGAATCAGATAAAGAAGATTACGTCCAGTCTTTCAAAACACTTGCTGAACGTAAAAGCAACTGCCATTGCCTGTCAGAAAGATATATCTCAGTTTAGCCGTCATTTCGAGCATATCGCCACTGCATTGGGTCTTGCGGGTAAGCAGGCTCAAATCTTTGGCAAGGATATGGAAGATGCCCTTAAGGTGGCCAAGGCCAAAAGTCTTGAGCGTTCCATGCGCTCCCTGCAGCAGCAGATTGGGCTGACGGATCAGGCCTATATGCGTATGGCCAATGCTATTGGTGCTACTGAAGCCGCTATGAAGAAGGCTCAGAACGTCTTGGGTGTCAGGACATACTCGCAGATCCGGCAGGAGATCAAAAACGTTGTTGAAGCGTATAAGACGTACCGCTCAAACGTTCTGGCTACTACCTCTGATGAGAAGAAAGCAAGCGCTGAGATCAGACGTGCTCATGTCGAAGCTGCCAAAGCTATACAGAGACTGAGAAATGAAATTCGCGGTGTAAGTAATGAGCTTAAAAACACAAAGAGTATTCTTGATAGCTTTGGTAAGTCTACAGCAATATTTTTGGGTGGATTTTTTACTACTCACGCTATTGTTCAGGGTGTGAGAGAATTCGCCTCTGCTACGATTGAAGCCACTACAGCTTTGGATAGGCTAAAACTGGCTTATTCTTCAATATATGAAGGAACTTCTGGAGGAAAAAAGCAGCTAGATTTCATTTATGAACAAGCCAAAAAAACTGGCCAAGAGTATGTTTCGTTAGCCGAGTCAGCTAAGACGTTTTTCGCTGCTGGTCAGAATAGCACTATTAAGAAAGAGATGAACGACATATTTGAGTCGGTCAATCTCGCTGGCGCTGCGTTACAACTTAGCTCTACGCAGATGCAGCGTGTCTATTACGCCATTGGCCAGATGATCTCTAAAGGCAAAGTGTCTGCTGAGGAAATGCGTCAGCAGTTAGGCGAACAGTTACCCGGCGCATTTCAAATAGCAGCTAAGGCTATGGGCGTTACCACTGCCGAGTTAGACAAGATGATGGCTGATGGCAAATTGATGACGGAAGACTTTCTGCCGAAGTTTGCCAAGGCACTCAGGGAAGAATGGGGTGAAGCTGGAGCACGAGCAGCTAATACGATGCAAGGTGCTTTGAATAAAGTAAAGACTGAATTTGAATTGCTTAAGGCATCTTTTATTGATTCCAATTCTGCTGCTAGTGCTATTAATGGGCTTGCTAACGGATTTGCTGTATTTAAGGATTTTGTCAACGCAGGTTATTTTAAAACTTTAACAGTTGCTATTACAGGAGCTGCCGCTGGATTTGTCGCCTTTAATGGCGTTGCGAAAGTCACAAGCGGAGCATTGCTTACTTTAGGTACTAGACTTAAGGGGGTTGTAACTTTTTTGGGTGGCCCTTGGGCTATAGGTTTCGCCGCTGCTACTGGTATCGTTGCTGCATTATCTACAGCTCAAGAAGCCTCAACTAAAATTAATGAACAATATAAAGATTCATTTTCAAGCGCTGAAGAAGCAATAAAAAACTTTAATGCAACTATTGTAGGCGTAACAGATGCTATAAAGAATATGAGCCAGGCTGAAGCTCATATAGCACTTAAGAAAAATATAAATGATTATAATGAACTTCTTGATGAAGCCAGTAGGTATATAGAAAGATATGTTGATGAAAATGGGTATATGGTTAAGGCCCATGACAAACTTACTTTGACATTCAAAGAAGTGTGGGCTGGATTACAAGCTGGTTCTATCTCTTATAAAGAAGCTGCTTTAAGGGTAAATGTTCTTTCTGGCGAAAATGCGGAATTAGCTAAGAAATATCTAGATCTTATAATAGCTATGGAAAAGAACCGCGACGCCAATAAGGATCTTACACAAACACTGAATGGTACTGCTCAAAAATTTGCTGGTATGATTAGTATTTTGGGGTCAGTTAGCGGTGCTATCCTTCAGGTCGCAGCGGATTTTGAGACTACTAGGCAGATTCTCGCTGGTGGCTGGGCTATCAATACAAAGGATTTCAATAGCGCTATAGAAAAAATGGAAGATACAATATGGTCGAATCAGTTAAAGCTGTCTGGTTTAGCCGATGTATCTGACGTGGCAACCCCATTTAAAAAGAAGTTGGGAGATGTTGATTTAAACACTCTCAATACAATGATTAACAACGTTGGCGCAGAAGGTAGCGATGTCTTAAAGCGTCTTGGAGATTCTTTCAACTATTTAACAAACGAGGAAAAAGATTATTTTGAGACTCTTTTAATTCATGCGTCTGCCATCAGAAATCAAAACAAGAAAATTAAAGAACAGCAGGATCGCAATAGACCTAAAGGTGGCGGCGCAGCCACCAAAGCCGCTAACGCCCAAGAAGATTACAACGCCCTCCTTAAGAAGACCAATAGTGAACTTGAAAGTATCGAAGAGAAGTTTAAGTATAGCAGTGCTGAAAAAGTACAGAAAAAGATCACCGACATCACCAACAAGTACAACGACGAGCTTATTGATATCGATAAGAATATCAATAAGATGCTTAACTCCAAAAAAGTCACAAACGCTCAAGCGGAAGAGCTTCGCAAGCAGCAAAAGCTGTTGGCTGAAAGGAAGAAGGATCTCGCTATTCAGGAACAGCAGGAAAGGCTGCGTGAACAGGAGATGCAGCATCTCCAAGTTCAGATTGGGTTCTACAACGAGCTGGCTGAACTCAATGGCCAGTACGAGAACTCAGCGCAGCTTCGCATCCAGTTGATCGAGCTTGAAGCCAAGAAGTTCGAAAACGTCAAGGGCATTCCCGCCGAAATGATCGAACAGTGGAAGAGGTTCAAAGAGCTTCAAGCGTCCACTGATTGGTTTGACGGCGCATACCGTGGCCTGAAGAAATTCACGGCTGAGTATGGCGATTCAGCGAAACAGTGGGAGAGTCTGACTTACAACTTCGCCAAGGGCTTTGAACAGAACTGCCACAATATGTTTGACGAGTTTGTCGAGACAGGCAGGATCTCGTTTGATTCGATGGCAGACCTCTTCAAGCAGCTCCTCAAAGACATGGCGTACCAAGCTCTGGTGCAGCCTATTGTGCTTTCTGTGGTCAACGGCGTTGCAGGAGCTATGGGCGGCTCGACTGCTGCTCAAGGTGGAGCTGTAAGCGGTGGCAGCGGCTTAATAGGGGCTGCTTCTGGTATGCTCCAAAGTGCTGCTATGAGCAAAGCTGGCGGTGTTGTCCTTGATACCGCAGGCAATTGGATTGATAGTGCTGCCGCTTCTCTTATGCCTAACACCTTTGCTGCTTCTGGAGCGCAGGCCGCAGCAAATGCTGAAATGAACGCTATGGCCTCAATGTACGTTGGCAGTACAAGTGAGGCTGTAGCTAATATGTCTACTACTGCTCCGACTCAAACGCTGACAGGGGCAGTTAAAGGTGTATCCACTCTTGGCAACATGGCTGGTGGTCTTGTCGGGGGAGCTATTGGCAACTACCTCGTTGTGCCTGCCTTGGGCATTAAGGAAAGTACAGGCTCAAATATCGGCGGCATGATCGGTGGCGTTGGTGGGTCGCTTGCAGGTGCGGCTCTCGCTACATCTGGGGCTTTCGCAGGTACGAAGATTGGTGCGGCACTAGGCAGTTTTGCCGGGCCACTTGGTGCAGGCATTGGTGCTCTCGCGGGTACAGTCTTAGGTGCTTTAGGTGGCTCTTTGTTTGGCGGCGGAGAAGATGAAGAGCCGACGATGGGTGTAACTGGAAATGCTAATCTTGCTACAGGTAAGGTTACATCTGAATGGCATAAGGACAATGGCTATAATAAAGCCATGGCGAAATATACTCAACGCTTTGTCCAATCTTCTCTCGAAGCTGCTGTAAAACAACTTAATAGTGTTAAGACTTCTGTATATAACATTGGCGGTCAGGAACTACTTGATACTTTTACCGATGCCCTGAAAGAACATGGCGAAGTCAAAGTCAGTGGCGATTGGGAGAATGAATCTCCTGATTTTGAGAAGTTTGGTAAGAAGATCTCAGATGAGTATTCCAAGACTCTCATCAATGTGTTCTCCCATATGGACTATTCAAAAATAGTTAAGAAGGGGAAGGGAGAACAAGGGATAAGAAACGCAGTAATTAAGGCCGCAGGAGTTATAGCCCTTGGTTCTGACCTTGAAGATGAGCTTAAGGAAAAGTTCGAAGAAGGAATTAAAACTCCTATTCTAAAGGCTCTAAGTAGTCTAGATACAGATAGCATAGGTTTGACTGTTGATAAATCCAGCCTTGAAGGCTGGACTAGAGCTGCTGAAGCGCTCAAGAAGTTTGATGAAGTCTCAGCTTCAATTAAAGAAATTGAAAATCCGACAAGTGCCGTTGGCAAGGAAATTCAATCTCTAGCCAATCAGTTCATAACTTGGGAAAGCGAGTTAACAAATCTTGGCTGGACTACAAAGAAGATTTCAGAGATTGATAAGAAGAGAGTAAAAGCCCTTAAGGATTACGCTGACAGCGTTATCAATGATTATACGGGTGCAACCAATAAACTTAAGAATGAGGTTGATGAGATCAGTAAGACATTCACTGATCTTAGCAAAGTTCTTAGGGAGCAGGGTGTTGATAATGGTACTATCAAGAAAGTCATGGATGCAAGAAGACAGTCTATTGATACATATATTGATAACGTAATTGATGATTTCAGCGATACCACAGAAGAGGTAGTTAATAATGTCAAGAAGATCAATGATACGTTTAATGATTTGAAAGAAATTACTAGAGTTACTTATAGCAAGCGGCAAGAGATAATAGAAAAGCATGAAGAAGTTATACAAAGATACGTCAATAACGTATTAGACAAGTACGAGGAAGAGGGTCAGGCAGTTAAGACATTAGGTGAAATCGCCAATAATTTTGGACAAGCAATTAAGGCTATGATTGCCTCTGGTGGTATGTTCACATCTCAGGACATATCTAGAGCGCAATCAAAAATGTCTGCTGCCATGCGGAAGTACGTTTCTTCTGTAACCGACGCGTATAAAACGACAAACGATCTTCAACGTCAGACGGACGAAATCAATTCGACATTCGATGATCTGGTTGACGCTATGCGTCAGGTGGGTATGAGCGTTCAGGAAGTGACAGCGGTTGAACGTCAGCGCAAAATGGTTATCACTGACCTCACTAACTCGATGCTTCATAGCTATGACCAGTCTTTAGATCTACGTGTTAAATCACTTCAGTATGGCAGTGACTCAAGCCAGTATCAAATTCAAAACTTGCTCTATTCACAGCAAAATGAATTAGAGGAAATCGCATCAAAGATTGGCAAAAACAATCTGGAATACAGAACAACCCTCAAAGTACAAGAAGCTGAAATGCTTGATACCAAGATCAAGCTGCTCCAGAATCAGCTCAGGGCCGCTTTGCAGGAACAATTGAATAGCAATAATGACCTGTTGAATACTGCGACAAGACTGCGCGACACGTTCTTAAGTTTAGCCAAGAAATTGATGGAGGTAAGACGAAATCTCTGGACTTCTGACAAGAACCTCTCCACTTCTCGCTACAGTGAAGCCTATAGACAATTCAATGAGACGTATAAGAAAGCTATGGCGGGCGATGAAGATGCTTTAAAAGAGCTTCCGTCACTTGCTGATAACGTCCTCGCTTTGGCTAAGAACGAAGCTGGTTCTCGTGGCGAGTATGACAATGCATTCTATGATATCGTTAAGAAGCTGAAGAGTTCAGAAAAGATCGCTGCCGCTCAAGCCAAGGCTGAAGAGAAGAATGCTCAGAATTATACCAAGCAAATTGATAGTATCAATGAAAAACTTGGTACTGAGTCTTCTAGTATCGTGGGCGCTATTGGCTCACTTGAAACCGCAATAGCTGGATATCAGACCCAACTGAATAGCGTTCTGGCTGAATTAACAAACTCCTCTCAGCTTTCGTCACGGCAAGCATTACTCCAAGCCAAAGTGGCACAGCTTAACGCTATCGCATACGAAGGCCGTACCGATTGGACTATAAAAGATTTTTGGGATGCGTTGAATGAAAAAAATCTATCCTTAGAGCAATGGTATCTGAAATATGGCCAGAACGAAAATCTAGGCGTTGATTATGATGCTGTTGGAGCAGTGATTAATAGCCTTACGAGTAAAGAGCTCGAAATTATCGACAAGAAAGTTTCCCTTATGAACCAAGGGCTGACTCTTGGTGCAGGTCAAGAAGCTGGCGGATGGACTCGGAATAGCGTTGTTGAAGCTATAACAAAAGCCGGGATGACTGTTGGCCAGTGGTTTGAAAAGTATGGTAGAAGTGAATTTGACGCCGCCGCCCTGATTACGGCTGTCAATAATGTAACGGCAGAGTCGCAGAAAAACGCTGCGAGTATTATAAGTAGCCTCACTAGTGCTGAGACTACCAGTGTTTTAGCTGGCATAAAGAGTTCAAAAGGATCTTTTGATAAATGGTATGACGAGTATGGTAGCAAGTTGCTTGGCGGCATTGATGTTAGTGACGAAACAACGCAAAGTAAAATCGCTAACGTTGTCAGTTCGCTTACAGGCACAAGTTCAGACAATATTCTTGCTAGCATTCAAGCTTACAATGAATCATTTGACACATGGTATAACGACGTAGGCAAAGATCTTTTAAAGAAAATTAAACTCAATGACCCAGAAACGCAGAACAAACTTGCGGTGCTTGTCAGTGGACTTACAGGTAAATCTAGCAATGTTATTTTAGATGAGTTGAAAGAAGCCGATGGCGATTTTGACGCATGGTACAAAGCTTCTGGCAAAAAACTCTTAAGCGGAATCAAGGTCAGCGATTCAGCGACACAGACAGCTATAGCTGGCGTTATCAGCAGCCTCACTG